CCCCGGAGGGCTCCACCCAGGCGCCCGCCCCGGCCGTGGCGGCACCGCAGCCCCCAGGCCGCTGGGCGCACCTGATGAGCCACCGCGCCGCCGCGGCCTGCTACCTCGGCGCCATGCTCGGCCTGTACACCCTGACCGCCTGGCTGCTGCTCAACCGCTAGGAAGGACCCCCCGGAATGCGCATCTGCTGGGCCAGCATCGCCCCATGGATCAAGAGCGGATACGGCACCCAGACCGCCCAGGCCACGCTCGCGCTCCAGGCGATGGGCCACGACGTGATGATCTACGCCTACCGGGGGCTGATGGGGGATGCCGTGGAGTGGCACGGCATCCCCGTCATGCCGCGCGGCAAGCTCACCGAGTACGGCCTGGAGCTGCTCCCGTACTACTGCGACCAGCACCAGGCCGACCTCTGCATCACCCTCACCGACCTGATCGCCTTCACCCACCTGCGCACCGTCACCCGGGGCCGCAGCGACCAGATGAAGTTCGCCCACTGGGCACCCATCTCCGCCGCCCCCATCGGCGACCCCGACGCGAGCGTCCTGCGCCAGACCGGCGGCACGCCCATCGCCATGTCACGGTTCGCCGAGCGCGCCCTCAAGGCCGCCGGGTTCGACCCCGCCTACGTCCCCCACGCCATCGACACCGCCGTGTGGCGCCCGCTGCCCCCCGAGATCCGCGCGAGGGCCCGCGCCGAGCTCGGATTCGCCCCCACCACGTTCGTCATCGGCACCGACGCCGCCAACGAAGACCCCACCGACCGCAAAGGCTGGGGCCAGACGCTCTGCGCCTTCGCCGCCTTCCACGCCCGCCACCCCGACTCCGTGCTCTACGCCCACACCATCCGCAACCGCCACCCCTTCGGCCTGGACCTCGCCGCCATCACCGAAACCCTCGGCATCACCAGCGCCGTCCGCTACCCCGACCCCGACCTCTACAACGCCGGGGCCATCCCCACCGCCGCCCTCGCCACCATCACGGCCACCTGGGACCTGTACACCGGCTGCTCCCACGGCGAGGGCTTCGGCATCCCCATCGTCCAGGCCCAGGCGTGCGGCGTCCCCGCGGTCGCCGCCAACGCCACCGCCACCGCCGAACTCGCCCCCACCGGATGGAAGGCAGCCACCCAGCCGCACTGGAGCGGCACCCACGGAGCCTGGTGGGCCATGCCCCTCATCGACGCCATAGAAGCCGCCTACGAAGACGCCTGGGGACTCTGGGACGTCGCCAGGACCCCCGGGCACCGCTCCGCCCACCTGTGGCCAGACACCCAGCAGGCAGCCCGGGAGAGCGCCCTGGCCTACGACACCACGACCGTCGCCGCCGCGCACTGGGCGCCAGCGCTCAAGCAACTGGAGAGCACATGACCAAGGCACAGTTCGCCGCCCACATGATGGCCGAGCACAACGCCGTCCACTTCAGCGTCAGCGCCACCCGGGCAACCCTGTCCGCCATGCACCAGCGCGAGCACGCCACCCGCCGCCTCACCCACACCCACGACCCCCAGACCGGCCACGTCATCACCACGGCCGGCCGCCTCAGCCCCGGAGACACCCCGTGACCGGAGTTAACGGCTCCACTATCCAGCGCTACCTGTCCCTGCCAGAACGCCGCGAACTCACCCGCGCGCTGGCAGTTGGCGAGGTGACACGCGCGTCGCTGGCCCGCCGCTACGGCATCAGCCGCGCCGCCGTGACCCAGTTCGCCCACCGCCACGCCGCCGAGATCGACGCCATCAAGGCCCACCTTGACGACGAGTTCGCCGGGCTGTGGATCGCCAGCAAAGAGCAGCGCATCGTCGCCCACCAGAACGACTACGAGGTGGCCGCCGGGCACGAGAAGGCCGATCACCACGAGTGGATCAAGGCCCGCACCCAGATCCTCCACGCCGTCGCCGAGGAACTGGGCCAGCTCCCGCCGCGCACGACCGTCGCCGTCCTGCCCGTCGTCCACATCATCGAGGGCGTGGACACCTCGGCGCTCACGTGAAAGGGCAGCCAAAGTGCAGCGCGGGAAAACTGCCCCATCGCCGCTCCCAGCGCGCAGAGGCGCGCAGGCGCGCGAGGCTGGCCCTGGCTGCCCTCTCGCTGCCTCTTGCGCTGGCCGCCTGCCATCCGCCCCACCAGCAGCCGCAGGTGCCCCCCGCGACCTGCGCCCCGCACTGTGACCGCTACCCCTGACTGGAGCACCCATGGAACCGCAACGCCGCCCGCAGCGCAGGACCCACCTGGACGCCTCCGTGGTCCCCGTAGAGCGCGCCCTGCTCGCCAGAGCGCACGAGTTGTCATCCGACGCAATGCAGGCGTTCGCGATTCTCGGCCCTGAGCGCGAGGACGGCACTGCCGACCCGGCGAGGATCGGCCCGAACCTCAAGCTGATCGTCGCCGCCGAGTTCCGCCTCCTGGCCGAGGAACTCCACTGGTGGTGACGCTCCGTATAGCGGAGTGCCAAACCCTCACCGGCCGGCAACTACCCACAGTGAGGAAAGCAGTGATACTCCCCTACACTGTCCTACTTGACCGGACACTATTCTTCATGCAATACTGTCTATATGAGCAAGACAGTTACCCCGCAGGCAAGGTGCCAGGACTGCCGCCGCCCGCTGTCCGCAGCCGCGAGCATCGCCGCCGGGCGCGGCCGGGTCTGCAAGGCCCGCAACCGGGCCGCCGCGCTCGCCAGGGCGCTGGAGGGATGCACCCCCACCCAGGCCGGGAAGGCCACCGAGCTCATCAGGGACGGCGGCATCGTCCCCACCTCGCAGCCAGCCGTGTGGCGCACTGTCAGCAGCGATGGGGATGTCATCTACCTCACGACCCTGCACGAGTGCTCGTGCCCCGCCAGCCGCTACGGGCGGCTGTGCTACCACGTCGCCGCAGCCCGCGTGCTCACCGAGGCCGCCAAGGCAGCGTGACCCGGTGACCGCCGTCAACCCGCTGCTGCTGACCGCCGTCGAAAGCGTCACGGCAGCCATGGCGGGCGCGTTCGACGAGGTGTGGACCAGGCCGAACGCCGCCGCGACGATGGAGGGCTTCCTCGCCGGCCGGATCCGTTTCGTGATCGGCCGCGACGGCCTGCTGGTGGTCGAACGGGAGGACGGGTGAGCAACCGCAAGCGGGCCACGATGACCGCCGCGCAGATCGAGCAGCTACAGGCCGACTGGGAGCGGGCGCGCGCCCTGGCGGCCCTGGTCCTGGTCAGCCCCCAGGACGCCGGCCGCCTGCGGGAGATGGGCGCGGTGGAGGGCCGGGACTTCCTCGTGAGCGAGCCCCAGTGACCGCTACGGCCGAGCGCGTGGAGCACCGCTACAGGCCGGTCGGCTCGGCGCACGAGCTGTTCGCCTGCCGCGGCCCGGAGGTGCTGCTGTCGGGCCCGGCGGGCACGGGCAAGTCCCGCGCCTGCCTGGAGAAGCTCCACACGATGGCGCTGATGAACCCGGGCATGAGGGCCGTGATCCTGCGCAAGACCGCGGTGTCGCTCGGCTCCACGGCGCTGGTCACCTACCGCGAGCACGTGGCCAGGGAAGCGCTCGCGTCGGGGGAGGTGCGGTTCTACGGGGGCAGTGCCCAGGAGGCCGCGAGCTACCGCTACGGCAACGGCAGCGTCATCGTCATCGGGGGCATGGACAAGGCCACCCGGATCATGTCGTCGGAGTACGACGTGGCCTATGTGCAGGAGGCGACCGAACTCACCGAGGACGACTGGGAGGCCATCACCACCCGGCTCCGCAACGGCGTCGTGTCCTTCCAGCAGATCATGGCCGACTGCAACCCCGACGCCCCGCACCACTGGCTCAAGCAGCGCTGTGACCGTGGCGCCACCCGGCTCATCTACTGCCGCCACGAGGACAACCCGCGCCTGCACGACACTGCGACGGGCGTGTGGACCCCGGAGGGCACCGAGTACATCCGCCGTCTGGACGCGCTGACAGGGGTCCGCTACGAGCGGCTGCGGGGCGGCAAGTGGGCAGCGGCCGAGGGCCTGATCTACGACACGTTCGTCCCCTCGGTGCATCTGCACAAGCCCATCGGGGAGCCGCCGCGCGAGTGGACCCGGTACTGGGCCGTCGACTTCGGCTTCACCAACCCGTTCGTGTGGCAGGCGTGGGCGATGGACGGCGACGGCCGGCTGTTCATGTACCGGGAGATTTACCGCACACAGACCCTCGTGGAGGACCACGCACGGGCCATCAAGGCGGCCCTGCGCGATCGTGAGCCCCGGCCGCGCGAGATCGTCTGCGACCACGACGCCGAGGGCCGGGCGACGCTGGAGCGGGCGCTGGGCCTGTCCACGACCGCCGCGCACAAGTCCGTGCTTGAGGGCATCGAAGCGGTCAAGGCCAGGCTCAAGCCCGCGGGCGACGGCAAGCCGCGCCTGTTCATCTGCCGTGACGCCCTGGTGGAGCGTGACCGTGCCCTCGCCGACGCCAAGCGGCCGGTCTGCACACAGGATGAGGTGCTCGAATACATCTGGGACGACAAGGCCAAGAAGGAGCAGCCGCGCAAGGAGAATGATCACGGAATGGACGCGATGCGCTATCTAGTCGCCGCCGTGGACCTAGTAGGCCGTCCCCGTTATCGTTCCTTTCCCCTGGTCGGCAATCCGCATTCCCGGCCTTAGTTACCCGCACTAATATTACAGTACCATCGCAGGCCAGACGGTAGACCACTGCCGTTGGACTGCTATTGTGGCCACACCCCCGCACCGTTTTTACGCCCCGTTTAACGAGGTGAAAGTGGCCACTGCGGCTTATCCTGCGCGCACCTATTCGCGGCGGGGCGCCCGGTGGCTGCGGCGCGTCCGCGACCTGGCCCGCACGACCACCGTCCGCACCATGCGCCCGGCTAAGCCGGTCCTGGCCAACCTCGCCTCCATCCCGCTCACCGTCGCCGGGTTCGGCTGCCTCGACGCCGCCGCGTTCATGTGGAACACCCTCGCCGGGCTCGCCGCCGCTGGCCTGCTGCTCATCGCGCTGGAGCACATGATCGCGGACGAGCAGTGAAGTCCGGCCTGCGGCGCGCTGTCCGCAACCTCGGCAAGCCCCCCATCCCGCTCGCCCCCTACGGCTACCGCCGGGGGATGCGGTTCGACCTCGGCGTGGGCTCGGCCAGCCGCGAGCAGTTCATGCGGGCCTACGGCCAGTCCGGCACCGTGTTCTCCATCGTCTCGCTGCTGTCCCAGGCCGCCGCAGGCCCCCGCTGGCACCTGTACAAGAAGCAGCCGCAGGACGGGCGCCGCCGCTACACCACCGGAGACCAGGGCAGCGACCAGCGCACCGAGGTAATCCAGCACGCCGCCATCTCGCTGTGGAACAAGCCCAACGACTTCCACTCCGGGTTCGAGTTCCGCGAAGGCTCGGGCCAGCACCAGGAACTTACAGGCGAGACGTTCTGGGTCCTCAACCGCGAGGGCACCACGTTCCCCACGTCGATGTGGTACGTCCGGCCCGACCGCATGGACCCCGTGCCCAGCCCCGACGACTACCTGGTGGGCTGGCTCTACACCGGGCCCAACGGCGAGCAGGTACCCCTCGCCCTCGATGAGGTCATCATCGAGAAGCTCCCCGACCCGCTCGACCCGTTCCGCGGCGCCGGCCCCGTCGCGTCGATCATGCCGAACATCCAGCAGCAGCGCTACGCCACCGACTACCAGCGGAACCTGTTCATCAACTCGGCCTCACCCGGCGGCGTGATCCAGGTGGACAAGCGGCTGAGCGACCCCGAGTTCGACGAGCTGATCGCCCGCTGGCGCGAGACCCACCAGGGCGTCGCCAGGGCGGGCCGCGTCGGCGTGCTGGAGAACGGCGCCACCTGGCTCGCGGGCGACGGCAGCATGTCCAACAAAGACCTGGAGTACGGCAACCTGCGGCTGGCCAACCGCGACGAACTCCGCGAGGCGTGGCGCATCCACAAGGCCATGCTCGGCACCTCCGACGACGTGAACAGGGCGAACGCGCAGACCGCCGAGGAAGTGTTCACCGGCTGGCAGTCGCGGCCCCGCCTCGACCGCCGCCGCGACACCCTCAACCACAAGCTGCTGCCGATGTACGGCACCACCGGGCAGGGCGTGGAGTTCGACTACGACGACCCCTCGCCGGACAACCACGAGGAAGCCAACGCGGAACTGACCGCCAAGGCCAACGCCGCCAAGACGCTCATCGACGCGGGGCTCGACCCCGCCGACGTGCTGGAAGCGGTCGGCCTGCCGGACATGGGCGTCGTCGAGCGGGCCACCCAGGCGCCCGCACTGCCGCCCGGCTGGGTGCCAGCGGCGCCACCCGGCCCGGCCGCGCTGGAGAACGCCGGGCGCCACGGCGGCGGCCCGCGCAAGCAGGGGCCGAAGAAGAAGACCAGGCCCGGCCCGGACCAGGGGCCGCCGGACGGCAAGCGGTGGATCGCCCACGAGGGCGCCTGCCCACAGTGCCAGGCGAACGAGGACGAGGGGATCATCCCCGCCGGCGACCTGTTCGGCGGCGGGGTGGTCGCACCGCCGCAGCACCCCCACTGCATCTGCGACCTAGAGGACGCCTACCTCCCCGCCAACTCGGCGCAGGTGGACGGCGACGCGCTCGCGGCCCTGCTGCGGCGGGTCATGAGCGACGGCTACGTGCCGATCGAGACGGCCGGGAGGCCCTGATGGATCACGGAGCAAGGCCGCTGCGGTCCACCCGCCGGCTCACCAACCTCACCGGGCAGCGCCCCGGCTGGTACAAGATCACCAACGCCGCCAATGCCCCGACC